AATGTTAATTTGGTTGTAATGATTAACGAGCATTTCTTAAAAGGCACAACAGGAATATAATAGGATAGGAGTATAATATTATGGCAATATCAAGAGGACAACTAGTTAAAGAACTAGAGCCAGGATTGAATGCACTATTCGGCCTGGAATATAAAAGATATGAGAATCAGCATGCTGAGATATACACTACAGAAAATTCAGACAGAGCGTTTGAAGAAGAAGTAATGTTATCAGGCTTCGCTCAAGCTCAAGTTAAACCGGAAGGAAGTGGAGTTGTTTTTGACAATGCTCAAGAAACTTACACTGCAAGATACACTCACGAAACTGTGGCTCTTGCTTTCGCAATAACTGAAGAGGCGATCGAAGATAACTTGTATGATTCTTTATCATCAAGATACACAAAAGCGTTAGCTAGATCGATGGCAAACACAAAACAGGTAAAATCTGTTAATCCATTAATTAATGGATTGCCAAGTGTGACAACTGGAAAATTCACATCAGGTGATGGTGCGAACTTATTCAGTACATCTCACTCAACGATTGCTGGTAGTGTGAAAAACACATTAACAACACAAGCTGACTTAAACGAAACATCATTAGAGCAGTCATTAATCGACATTGCTGCAATGACAGACGAAAGAGGTCTAAAAATTGCTGCAAGAGGTGTAAAAATGATTGTACCTAGTGAGCTTCAATTCACTGCTGAGAGATTGATGAAATCTCAAGGTAGAACAGCAACAGCTGATAATGATATCAATGCGATTGCGTCTATGGGAATGATTCCTCAAGGTTACAGAGTGAACAATTTCTTAACTGACACAGATGCGTTCTACATCATTACAGATGTGCCAAATGGAATGAAGTATTTCGAAAGAGCCCCAATCAAAACAGCGATGGAAGGCGATTTCGATACTGGAAACGTAAGATACAAAGCTAGAGAAAGATACTCATTTGGAGTATCTGACTTCAGAGGTATCTTTGGCGTAGAAGGTGCTTAATTCGTATCAAAACTAATTAAAAAGGGGGCTTTATAGCCCCCTTTTTTTATGCTAGAAAGAAAAAACCATGATAACTTTCCGTGTACAAATCAGAGCATATGGCTATTACAGCGACTTCAATGTAGAGTCCGAGGATAATGATAAAGCCTTTGAAAATGCACTAGTTGACAAACTAGGAAAAAAAGATATTGTGTGGGAAAAAGATGGATTTATCGACCATCGTAAATTATGGATAACCTATGAGGAGGTTATAGATGCAAACGCACATCAGAGATCTTTACAAAGCGAAGAGGGGTCTCGAAACAGAGTGGGCGGTACAGCAACGGGATAACCAGAGATATACTCTGGATATGGTCCGGATTGACAACAAGATAAGAGAAGTTGTTAATCAGATTAAGCAGGAAGAGGCTAAGTTGGCTAATCTTGCTAATAAGATCGAAGATGCTGCACCTAGCGTTTCAGTAGCTACGTAAACAAAAGCTACATCGCTGAAATCGTACTTTCTCTACAGGCTCTCTTGCACTTCTTAAAAATCTGATATATAAAATAATCACTATACAATTAATTAGAATACTGACGAGTATAGTCGACGGCCTAGAGACAGTATTCGGAAAACTAGGAGGATATAATTATGGCAAATACAACATTTACAGGACCGGTGAGATCCGAGTCTACTGTAAAAATATCAACAAAAAACACCACTACAGGAGTTCTTACTGACAAAGCAGTTATGGGAACAAACTCAACTGGTGATACATCAAGCAACACAGGCGGTTCGGTTGAGTTAAAAGCTGCATCTACAAATACACTTACGATGCAAACTTACCAAGCTGAAGTTACTGTTGCTGACGGTGCTACTACAGGAAAAGAAGCTGCGATCGGAATGCCAGCTAACTTTATTCCAATGGCAGTAATGGTTAACGTTACTACTGCTGCAACTAATGCTGTAAACTTACAAGACATTGGTGATGATGGGGATACTGATTCTTATCTTGATGGTGCAACCATCGCTGTTAACTCTACAGGATTCAAAGGTATCTTTGGATGTAATGGAGTTAGAGGTATAGGAACTGGAACATCTGGTGCAACAGGAACTGCTGATGAAGTAGAAGTTGTTGTAAGTGGTGACCCAGGAGCATCTGGTGTAACAATGAGAATAACATTCTTAGGAATACTAGGAGCGTAATAATTATGTGGGAGAGAAACTTTGAGACTTTTTGATCTCAATACTCTCCCACACCAAAGATAAGGAGAAAAAACTATGTATATGGGTGATGTAAAGTCGAAGACTTTCTTAGACACAAACGCTTCATCTGCAACTTATGTGGCTGCCGCGGCTCAACCAACGAGCACGTTCACGTTGGCTAATACGTCTTTCGGAACAAACACCGCAAGAAAAATTACAGCTACGACTGCTGGAACGGGTGATAACGGCAAAACAGTTACTATCGTTGGGACAGACCATAATGGAGATGCTGCTACCGAAGTCATAACTTTGACAGGATCTGCAGAAACTTCGTCTGGAACTACTATAGCTTTCTTAACAATAACTTCTGCTACTGTTAGCGCACAACCTGCTGCTAACGTATCTTTAGGAATGACTGCTGATGTATTTGGATCTGTTTTCCAAGGTAGAACTAGAGTAAGACAGGTGAATGCCGAATCAGGTGGATCAATCGGAAGTGTTTTATTTAGAGATGGAAGCCTAACAGGAACAGCTTTGTTAACAGTTAGAACAGGTGCAACTGCGGGAGACATTAATACAGTCAACATTCCTCAAGATGGAATATTGTACAAAGATGGTGCATTTGTGACTTTTGATGAAACTCAATGTAATTCAGCAACTGTTTACTTTGACGGATAAGGAGGATAAGTGGCAAACACTACTTCCGGCACAACGACATTTGATAAAACATTTGCTATCGATGAGATAATTGAAGAAGCATATGAAAGAATTGGATTGCAAAGTGCATCTGGTAATCAAATGCGCCAAGCAAGAAGATCTCTAAATATATTATTTCAAGAGTGGGGTAATAGAGGTTTACACTATTGGCAAATAGGAAATAATTCAATTACATTAGTTGATGGTCAAGCTGTTTATACTATGTTTAGATCAACTGGTGACGGCACATCTGATGCTACAGCTATTTATGGTGTGGATGATATTTTAGAAGCAGTTTATAGAAACTCTTCAAGTGTTGATACACCTCTCACTAAAATTAACAGATCTACGTATCAAGCGTTATCAAATAAAACTTCTACAGGAACTCCGTCTCAATATTATGTTCAAAGATTTATAGATAAAGTTACAATTACTTTATATTTAACACCAGGATCATCAGAAGCTGGTAACACAATTAATTATTACTATGTAAAAAGAATTCAAGATATAGGTGACTATACGAATGCAACAGACGTTCCATATAGATTTGTTCCTTGTATGGTGTCAGGTTTAGCATTTTATTTATCACAAAAATTTAAACCTGAATTATCCCAACAAATGAAATTATATTATGAAGATGAGTTACAAAGAGCTTTAGCTGAGGATGGTTCATCAGCAAGTTCTTACATAACTCCTAAAACTTATTATCCAAATGTCTAAATTTGCTAGAGGTAAATATGCACAGTTTATATCCGATCGTTCTGGTCAGGCTTTTCCATATAACGAAATGGTAATTGAGTGGAATGGTTCTAGAGTACATATATCTGAATTTGAACCTAAGCAACCACAGTTAGAGCCAAGAGCCTATGGCTCTGATCCACAAGGTTTACAAAATGCAAAACCTGCTAGAACAGAATTTGCAACGCAAGAATTTTTACCAAATGATCCTTTTGTAACAGCTTCAAATACAACTTTAAAAATTTCATTTCCTGATGGAGATTTATCAGTTAATGACCATGTTAGATTTCAAAATGTAAAAAACCCGGTTGGTGGTTTAGCTATAACTACTTTACAACTTTCCACTACTTTAAACGGTGCAATAAGTGATTCGGCAACATCGATTGATTTAACTGATGCTACAGAGTTTCCATCAAGTGGTTTTATTATGATCGAAAAAGTAAACTCAAATTCAGGTCTATTTGTAAATGAGGTTATTCAATACACAGGTAAATCTACAAACCAATTAACTGGATGCACTAGAGGCACCAGCGCACCTTTTAGAGGAGTCTCTCCAGTAAAAACAACAGCAACTTCACATGCTGATGGTGCTAAAGTTTTTGGATCTTTTAAAGTCGCATCTTTGAATACTACAACTGTAGCAAATGCAGGACAACCTGCTACACTCAGTCAGTTTGATGGTATTAATGTTACACTAGCTAACGCTGCAACTAGCACAGCAACAGGAGGTGGTTTCCAGTGTACAATTGGGCCGATAAATGATAGAGGTTAAATATGGCAGGAATTAGTTATTCAGGATTAATTACACAAATTAGAAACTACACAGAAGTAGACTCTAATGTTTTAAGTGCTGATCAGTTAGAAAATATTATTTTAAATGCACAATATAGAATTATGCGTGATGTTCCTATCGACGCTGATAGAAAACAACAGACAGGTAATCTAGTTACGGGACAAGAAACAATCAATGCTCCAGGGGGAGCTTTATTTATTAGAGCAATACAAGTTTATGATTCTACGTCTGCTACCACAGGAGCAAACGTATTTTTACAGAAAAAAGATGTTACATATTTACAAGAATATATTTCATCGACAGAGTCATCAAAAAGAGGACAACCTAAATATTATGCCATGTTTGGAGGTGCTACTGGAGACGGAGATACTAACTCTGGTAGAATGATGTTCGCACCCGTGCCAGACACAACATATAAATTTAGAGTGCATTACAATAAGATGCCAGCGACTTTGGCCTCTGATAATCAAAGCAATTATATCAGTCTAAACTTCCCAAATGGGCTGTTATATTGCTGTTTGGCAGAGACTTATGCCTTTTTAAAAGGTCCACAAGATATGTTGACACTATATGAAAATAAGTATAAACAAGAAATTGAGAGGTTTGGTTCTGAACAAATTGGTAGACGTAGAAGAGACGACTACACAGATGGTGCGGTTAGAATACCAATACCTTCAAATAACCCGTAAGGAGTTTTTATATGGCAATTACATCGGCGATATGCACAAGTTTTAAACAAGAGCTTTTAGTTGGAACACACAATTTTACAGCTACAACTGGAGACACTTTTAAGATAGCTCTGTACACAAGTTCAGCTACATTAGGAGCTGGAACGACAGCTTTTACAACATCTAACGAAATTACTAACACATCTGGGACTGCTTATACTTCGGGTGGAGCGACATTAACAAGCGTAACTCCAACAACAGATAGTACGACGGCTGTTTGTGATTTTGCAGATGTTAGTTTTACAAGCGCATCGTTTACAGCAAATGGCGCGTTAATTTATAATGATGATCAATCAGATAAAGCAGTAGCAGTTATTGCTTTCGGCGGTGATAAAACTGTATCTAGCGGAACTTTTACAATTCAATTTCCAACAGCAGACGCTACAAACGCTATCATAAGATTAGCATAAGGGAGAGAAACGGATGTCCGTTACTCGAACTTTCACAGTAACGGTAGTCTCTACCGACTCTGGTAATAAATATTTTATTGATGGTGTACAACAAGCAACTTTAGAATTAGTTGAAGGTGCAACGTTTAGGTTTGATCAGTCTGACAGTTCAAACTCTGGTCACCCTTTAAGATTTTCCACAACAAGTGGCGGTTCACATTCTGGAGGTAGTGAGTATACCACAGGCGTTACAACAAACGGAACACCAGGTTCTTCTGGTGCTTACACGCAAATTCAAGTTGCCTCTAGTGCACCAACTTTATACTATTATTGCACTGTTCACTCAGGGATGGGTGGTCAAGCAAATACCCCTAATACTGATTTTTGGGGAGCGGGAAACTGGAGTGCTGGTCTTTGGGGAATAACGGACGCTTTTACGAGTGGTTGGGGCGTTGATGCATGGAACACAGGTGGATCATGGGGTCAAGCTACTGATGAAGTAGTACAACTAACCGGTCAAGCTATAACCACATCTTTAGGAGAAGTTATATCAGGAGCAAATCAAGGTTGGGGTAGAGCAGAATGGGGTGAGGAGCCATGGGGTGAAAGTGATAATCCTGTTGTTACATTAACAGGACAATCAATTACATCTTCAGTTGGCTCACTTACTGCTTTTAATGAACAAGGTTGGGGTAGAGATACTTGGAACTTTGAAAGTTGGGGTTTCAGTGGTCTAACGGTAGAGGTGACTGCACCTGATGCAATTGTATCAAATTTAGGTCCTAACGGTTGGAGTAATGCGTCTTACGGTGATAATGGTTGGGGAATGTTTACTCTTAATCCTGCGGATGCAGTAGGGTTAACAGGACAACAAATTACATCAGCAGTTCCTTCTCAATTAGACATACCAGAACAAATTCAAGGACTTGGAATTACTTCTAGTGTTGGTTCAATAACACCAGGAGAATTTACAGTGGGATTAGGTGGTCAAGCAGTAACATCATCTGTTGGATCTTTAGCTCCTGCGGATGTAGTCGGATTAACCGGTCAAGAAATAACTTCAAGTTTGGGTTCACCAGATATAGGTGCAATAGAATTAATTAACTTAACTGGAGTTTCAGCAACGGTATCTGTCGGTGTTATAGACCCTGTTCCAATGGTTGTAGGATTAACTGGTCAATCAACTACGCTTTCTGTGGGATCTTTAACACCT